ACCCACTGTAACCAACCCCACGCCGATTAGGTGATATTGTGATTTTGAATTTCGGTTTGTGTTTTTAATTTCTCTTTGTGATGGATGGAAAAAGGGCGAAAAGGGTAGGGGTACGTTTTCCACTGTGGTAAGAGTGTGTAAACGCTCCTGCGTTTTCCACGCTTTCCATAGTGTGTAAACGGTAGGGGAAGGGAAAAAACGGCCTTTTTCTTTATTTTTGTTTTTCCCTTCCCCTGTGTATTTTGCGGCCGTAAATATATAAATGTAAAAATGTTTAAAAAATAATTGTAAAAAATTGAAAATAATTCTTGACTTTTTTACATTATGGTATTATAATGATTACAGTTTCCAAAAGTTGTAAGGAAACAGAAGAGAAAGAAAGGTGAATGGTTATGAGTATCAAAAATAAAGCAAGATTGTTAGATAAGTTTATTAAAGATTATCCTTTTATTTGCGAAACAGAGTACAACATGATTTTTAATCGCCGCAAATATGTTGTTGATGATGATTATGAAAGTATTGGAAAAATATTTGATGAATATCAAGATTATATAATTGATTTCTTTGTTTCTGAAATATAAAGCAGAGCAACACCGGAAAACCGGTGGTAATGCTGCCATCCAAAAGGATGCCCGTTGCAAGCCGGGAGAAAGGAACCATTGAAAATGGATTACGTGAATTATTTAAAAAGAGTTTTAAGGGAGTGGCGCGCTTTTTGTTATTCTCATAAAAAAATTGAACGCGCTATAAAAAATCTTATTGATGAAAACGAGGTTTTAAAAGCTGAAAACGAGTTGTTGCGAAAACAGGTTTTTAATAGAGGTGATAAATAAATGGTTGTAAATTATAAAAAGATGAGCAACAAAGAATTTATTGAAAGAATGCGAAATTATACTATTGACGGTGTGCATCCTTCAATAATGGATGAGGCCGCCGAACGTTTAGAGTTTTTTAATGATTTCAATGAAAATCTAAAATTTGTTAATAATCGCATTTTAAAAATGCAAGAAGGTTTTACAATGCCTGCGCGTTCCGGTGGTAAAACTTTTTTAATTCGCGTTCTTTTCGAAAAAATAGAAGAGAATGCAATATATAAATTTGTTTCTTTATTAAAAGATAAAATCCGCGCCGATTTGATTATTCCTTCTGATATTGTTGTTTTGGGTTCCACTATAAATAGTAGTTATGAAGAGGTTATAAATGCTACGTTTGAAGAGGTTATGAAAGGCGGTGGAAATATTGATTGATGGCGAAATATTAGGATTTATATTAATCATCGTTGGGGTGATATGTATTTTAAATATTATAATCAAAACAATTATAATATCTCTTTGCGATTTGCCTGATTGGTTAAAATGGTTATTGATATTTAGAAAGTAGGGTTGAAATGCAAATGAAAAATAAATTAAAACCTTATATGTGTAAACACTTTAAATGGACGAGTTGGAATCATTACGGATGTAAAATGTGGGAATACGGATGTAAATTAAAGGGCGGTTTTATCGGTAGTTGCAACGGTATTTGTAAAAAGTTTGAAACTAAAATTTAAAATAAAAGGTTGGTTGTAAATGAAAAGATTAAAGGATGAAATAATATTTCCCGGAAAAGAAATCAACAAGGACGAGCTTTTTAAAGAGGCCTTGTATCAATTATTGATGACGAAAAAGTTTGAAAAAAAATACGAGGATGCTTTTATAATAGCAAAAACTCATAGAAAAAGGTCTGTTGAATTGATTGATATAATTGCAGATAATAATTATAGCGATGAATTTTTGAAATATTGTTTTGAAAACAAAGAAAGGATGGGAATTAAAATTGGATAAGTTAACAAGGGGTAAGGTAGCGTGGAATTTCGAAATTTCGCCGTATAAATACGCGGTCGATTATTCCGATGAAACGGTCACTTTTGTTTTTTCAAGTGAGTTATACCGCAAAAAATTTATTGAAAAATACGACAAAAACAGGGATGTAATAAATAATTCTCTTTCGAATCGGTTTGGGGTTAGCATTAAAGCCAACAAGCTCGCGGATTTAAAACTCTATATGACTATTGAAAAAAGGGGATTCTTAATTTATAAAGGACGGGTAAAAATAGAATGTCAAAACGAAATACTTTTAAATTGCAACCTATTGACGAAATAGAATTAAAACGCGTTGTAAAAAACTTTAACGCGAAGGTTTCGCGGCAGGTAAAGAAAAATCCGGATAATGCGAAATATTATCCGGAAAAGGTGAGTTATGCAAAATTACGTGATGAAATTAAAAGCCGTCATGATTTAAATAGAGAGGTTAACTCATTACGGCGATTTTCAGAAAAGGGCGCAGAAGAGCTTGTTTCTTTGCCCGGATACAACAAACATAACATAAATTTGACAAAATGGCAAAAAGAAGATATGCAACGCCGCGCCGCCAATATAAATAAAAAAAGAGCGCGCCGCCGCAACGCCGTTGCAAATATTGAGATGACCGATAGAGGTAAAAAACTCGGTTATAAAAAAGGCGATTTCGGTATGGGTTCGATTAAGGATTTAGAGATATCACCAACAAGCGCATTTACCGATGCTATGGAAGTGCGCGACTTAAAAGCGCGGCACCGGGCATTGATAAAGGAATCAACATCGGAATATTGGAATGAAAAAGATAGAATTTTAAAAGAAAACTATATTGATTCGCTTGAAAAAAACTTTAATAGTGAAGATGTGGCCGGAATTGTCGAAAATATCGAAAATATGAGTAATTCAGAGTTTCGAAAGGTTTTCGAGGCCGAAGGCGGTAACTTTGAATTATCATATCCCGGCGATAAGCAAGGGTATGAGGAAAATTTAAGCACGTTAAATAGTATATGGAATCCGAAGAGGAAACCGAAGGGCAGGGGTAAAAAACAATGAAAAATATCTATGTTGCTGATACTGAATCCACAACCGATGAGAAAAATTGTTTCGTTTGGGGATATGCCGTTTGTGAAGTTGGTAATATAGATAACGTTATTATTGGAAATAGACTTGATGATTTTATGCAATGGTGCGAAAAGCAAAAAGAAAATATAACGGTGTTGTTTTGTAATTTAAAATGGGATTCGCAGTTTATTTTATCGTGGTTATTAAAAAACGGTTATAAACACGTTACGCGGTCGATAGAGCGCAAAACAAAAACATTTACAACCTTAATTACAAATAAAGGCTTGTATTACTGTATTGAAGTTGTGTTTTTTATGAAGGGCAAAAGAATAAACAAGGTCACATTTTTAGATTCATATAAATTGATACCGTTAAGCGTAAAAGGAATTGCAGAGGCCTTTAATCTACCGTTTAAAAAATTAAATATAGATTATCACCGGCATAATAATTTACCGGAAGGCGCGCCGTTATCAGAGGATGAAAAAGAATATATAACACATGACGTAAAAATCGTTGCTTATGGTGTAGAGTATTTTTATAATAACGGTTTGGATAAAATGACAATTGGCAGCTGTGCGATGAAAGAATATAAAAAGATAGTAACAAAGCGCAGTTTCGAAAGATGGTTTCCGCGTTTTACGGCCGAATATCATAACGATGTAAAACAAGCATATCGCGGCGGCTTTTCAATGGTAAATCCTAAATTTGCCGGGAAGCAGGTCGGCGGCGGTTTGGTTTTAGATATGAACTCTATTTATAGTTATGTTATGGCCAATAAGTTGCTACCGTATGGCACGCCGATATTTTATAGAGGGCAATACAAAGAGGATAGTTTATATCCGTTGTATACTCAAATGATACAATGTCAATTCAAATTAAAACCGGGCAAGATCCCAACAATACAAGCGAAGTATTCTTTTAAATTTAGCACAACGGAATATTTAACAACAACAAATGATGAGGAAATAACCCTTTGCCTTAATTCTATTGATTTAAAATTGCTTTTTGAAAATTACGAGGTTTATAACCCGGTGTATCTCGGCGGTTGGAAATATAAAGCCGGCGATTACTTCTTTAAAGAGTATGTTGAGAAATGGAGTAATGTTAAGATACAGGCGAAAAACGAAAATAATCCGGGTATGTATCTGATAAGTAAATTGTTTTTAAATTCTCTTTACGGAAAATTTGGCACCGATGTTAAAATCGGATTTAAAATTCCGCATCTTGATAAAAACGGTGTTGTCGATTTCTATGATAGCGAACCGGAAGAGAAACCGGGCGTATATATCGCGATGGCCTCTTTCATCACAAGTTACGCGCGCGATATCACCATTAGAGCATCACAAAAAATAATGGATGATTACAACGCCGGTAAAAGTGATATTCAATGGCTTTATTCCGATACGGATTCCCTTCATATTCTAACCGAAAATTACGAATTGCCGGAAGGTTTGGAAATAGATAATACAAAGCTCGGCGCGTGGAAGGTTGAGGGCGTTTTTGATAAAGCGAAATTTTTAAGAAGTAAATGCTATATTGAAAGATTGCTAATAAGCGAAAATGAGTACATCAGAGGAATAGAAGGCGAAGAGCCTTATTTATACTCTATCGAAGGCGAACAACACTATAAAATGAAAATAACCGTTGCCGGTATGCCTTCAGAGTGTTACCCGGATGTTAGTTTTAAAAACTTCAAAATCGGCGCAAAGTTTAAAGGAAAGAAACAACCGCGCATCGTTGCCGGCGGTGTAATTTTGGAAGATGTTGACTTTACGATAAAAAAGTAATATAATAATTATTGTGAGATAATAATCGTTAAATATAAAGGATATGGCGTTGAACCAACGGTGAAGAGCCGCAACGCCATAATTGGTACTTTTGGTTTACTACTTTATATCCGGTTAATATCTCACTTTTTTTATATCAAAATAATAAAAGGGTGGTTTTGCTATGGGTGTTTTAGTAACAAACGGAATCAGTAAAACGGCGGTACGTGAAAAAAACGATTATTACGCAACCGACCCGGCCGCGATGCGCGACTTATTAAGATATGAAACATTTAATAAAAATATATGGGAGTGCGCCTGCGGTGAAGGTAATCTATCAAAAGTATTAAAAGAAAACGGATATAATGTTTTTTCATCGGATTTAATAGATAGAGGATATCAAGACGAAATTATTGATTTTATCAATTCAGATAATAAATGGTTCGGTGATATCATAACGAATCCGCCTTTTAAATATACGGTTGAGTTTATACAAAAGGCGTTGGAATCCGTTGATATGGGTTCGAAGGTTGCTTTCTTTTTAAAGATAAACTATTTATCCGGGCGGCGCAGATATAACGAAATATATAGCAAATTTCCGCCGTACAGGGTTTATGTGTTTACCGGGCGTTATGCCTGCTCAAAGAATAACGAGCCGGCAGGCTTTAAAAATGGCGCGCTTGACTATGTTTGGATGGTTTGGGAAAAGGGCAAAATCGGACCGACCGAATTAAAATGGATAAATAATAAGTAGAAGGGATTAAATGAGCAAGAAAGAAAAAATAATTGATGTGTCAATGTTTTGGGACATTGGCCGTACATTAACGTATAACGCATTATTCAATTTTATAGTTGGAAATCGCGGCGGCGGTAAAACATACGGCGCGACAAAATACGTTATTGATAAATTCATAAAGAAAAAAGAGCAATTCGGATATATTCGCCGTTATAAAGATGATTTAAAAGACCCGATGACTCAATTTTTCGAAAAAATAAAAGACAGTTACCCGGATTATGAATTTAAAACCGATTCAAAACATTTTTACATAAGATTAAAGCCGGCCGACCCAAAGGAAAAATGGACTAAGGACGATATTGCCGGGTACGGTTTCGTATTAGCAACCGCAAGCAATAAAAAATCAATAGCATATCCAAATATAACAACGCTCATATTTGATGAGTTTTTGCTTGATAAGGGTAACGTTGTTTATGTAGAAAAAGAGCCGGAAAAACTTTTGAATCTATATGAAACAATAGCGCGACCGGGAACCGACCATCCGCGCGTGGTTTTGTTTATGTTAGCAAACGCGCTCACAATAACAAATCCGTATTTTTTATACTTCAATTTAAAGATATCAGATAAGCAAGATAAGAACGGCAAGTATATTTGGAAACATCCGAAAAAATCAATGCTTGTTGAGGACGTGCGAAACGCCGCTTTTATTGATGCCAAAAAAAATACCGAATTTGGCGGCATCATAGACGGTACGAAATACGCGGATTATTCAATTGATAATAAATTCCTGCTTGACGATGATACCTTCATTGAAAAGAAATCAAACAACGCGCGATATTATTTCACGTTAATTTACAAAGGGCATAAACTCGGCGTATGGATTGATACAAGCGAAGGCAAAATGTGGGTAAGCAAAGATATTGACCCGTCTTTCCGTTTGGTTTTCACGCTCACGTTAAAAGACCATCAACCGAATACGATGTTTTTAAAATCGAAAAGGCGCGGAACTCAATTTAATAGCTTTATAGAAAATTATCAAATGAGCAATGTATATTTTGAAACGATGGACGTAAAAAATATTACTTATGAAATTATACAAATGTCGGTATAATTCACAAAAACTTTTAAAAAACTTTTTGGTGAATTGTTGAAAAATTTGGAAAACGATATTATAATATACTCGTAAATTATACTAATATAATATTACGAGTATTTTTTTTGAAAAGAGGTGATGGGATTATGAAAAATATTATTATCTCGGTATCCGGTATGGCCGGTTCGGTTATATCTTATTTGGTGGGCGGTTGGGATACCGCTATTACAGTGTTGGGAATATTCATGGTTATTGATTTAATAACCGGTTGGATATTAGCATTTTTCCATAAATCCAAAAAGACCATAACCGGCGGCCTATCGTCAAAGGTTGGCTTTATTGGACTTGCTAAAAAGTGTTTTGTTTTCTTGCTTATAATTGTTGCGTATTTTCTTGATGTTATTTTAACGGTGAATTTTATTCGCGATGGTGTAATTATCGCGTTTATTTCCAATGAAACAATATCAATTATTGAAAATTGCGGCTTGTTAGGTGTGCCGATTCCGGCACCAATCAAGAAGGCAATTGACCTATTGCAAAATAACGAAAGTGAGGAGTAAAAAGATGAGCAAAGTTTTTATCGGTGTCGGTCATGGTGGAACCGACCCGGGCGCAGTTGCAAACGGATTAAAAGAGAAAAATTTAAATCTTGTAATTGCGAGTGCCTGCGCGGATGTATTGTTATCTCATGGCGTTGAAATCAAGATGAGCAGAAAAAAGGATGAAAACGATACACTTAAATCAGAAGTGAAAGAGTGCAACGCGTTTAATCCCGATTATGCGATTGATATTCATATTAACGCGTACGACGGTAAGGCTGACGGTGCGGAGGCTTTTTATCACTATAAAGGCGGCAAGTCAAAAACACTTGCCGAAAACGTTTTAGATGAAATAAAAGCAATCGGCCAAAATTCTCGCGGTGCAAAATCTAAAAAGAATATTTTTGGTAAGGATTATTACGGTTTTATTCGTGATACAAAAGCACCGGCCGTTATTGTTGAATGTGCTTTTATTGACAATAAAACGGATATCAAAATTATTGATACGGCCGCCGAACAAAAGAAAATGGGCGTTGCAATCGCAAAGGGCATTTTAAAAACGCTCGGCATTACATACAAGGAACCGAAGGCCGAACAGGTAGCAGACCAAAAAACCATATATCGTGTACAGGTGGGCGCGTATACTGTGAAGGCCAACGCCGAAAAGGTTGTTAAAGAACTTAAAAAGGCCGGTTTTAGCGGTGTAATTGTTAAAGGGTAGGTAACGCGCATGGCGAATAAGCGTTCCGGCAAATTCGGAACTTATTACGGCTCATATTTTGATGAAAGCGTAACGCTAACAACGGCCGAAAAAAAAGTAAATGCAAAATACATATATCAATATTTAACCGCAGAAGGTTGGACGATTAACGCTATTGCCGGTTTGCTCGGAAACATTGAACACGAATCCGCGTTAAATCCGGGAAGATGGCAAAGTGAAGATGTAAACAATACATCCGGCGGTTATGGTCTTACTCAATGGACACCGGCGAGTAAATATATAAATTGGTGTAAAAACAACAATTTATCAGACCCTTCCGAAATGGATAACAACCTAAAAAGAATAATATATGAACTTGAAAACGGTGAGCAATATTATAAAACCGATGATTATAATTATTCTTTTAAAGAGTTTTCAAAATCCACAAAAACGCCGTATGAGTTGGCGTGTGCTTTCGCGTGGAACTATGAAAGAAGTTGGGTTGTTTTATATGGCTCGGCCTCCGAAAAACAAGCGTTAAAAGAAAAGCGCGGCGGCTCGGCAAATGATTGGTTTGATTATCTTTCGGAAAAGGATATATGGTTGCGAACTACAAGAGCCGGCAGCGGTAACAAGTTTTATAACAATTCGGAAGGCGGCGGCATATCTAACTGTGTAAACGGTTCGCCGGAAGTAGCCGGATACAATGTTTTATGTAATTGCGTTGGCTTGGCTTGGGGTTGTTTCTTTGAAACTTGGTATCATAACGATGTTGATAGTTATAACGCCGCCGGCGGTTTCGATTGTCGCGTTCGCGGTGATGCCGGAACTCTTATTGAAGGTTGTAAATCAAGTAGCATATTAAAAAAATATGTTATTGATGACCCGTCAAAAAAACCGCCAAAAGGTGGTTTGATTGTTTGGAGTGGTTCGGTAAATCACGTTGCATATATAAGCGATGTTTCGGAAGATGGAAACACCATCACCATTCATCAATCGGCGTATGGCGGCGCAAGTTGGGAAGATAGCGCGATAAACGGTATCAATGGCGCGTGGCAAATAAAAACTATTACGCGCAACAACAAAGGTACTAATTTATGGTGGTATCAGAACACCGGTTATGATGGCGCAACGTGTGAGGGCTTTATTTCGAATCCCGGCGTTGTCGCAGTTTCGGAAGGTGGTTCCGAACCGGATATTCCGGATGAACCCGATAATCCGGATGAACCCGTAATCAAAACTAAAAAGCGAAAAGGCTTTAATTTTTTATTATTCAATAGGAAAAAGAGGATGAAACGTTATGGATAGGCAAGAAATTTTAGACAGTATTACAAACATCGGTACTTGTGAGGATGAGGCACAACGCCGCCAAATGCTTGACGGTTTGCGCGATAATATCAATACGGTATTTGATGAGAGTGAAAGTCTTACCGAACAAAACAACAATTTAACGGCCGCAAATGAAAGTTTACGCGCCGTAAACACCGATTTATTTTTGCAGTTGGGCGAAAACAAATCAAAAAAAGATATCATTAAAAATGAAACCGGTGACGAAGGTGAACCGGAAAAAAGAAAATTTGAAGATTTATTTAACGAAAAAGGAGAGTTAAAATAATGAACAGTGAACAGATTATCAATTTACTAAACACAATTAGGGACAACGCATCGGCCGAATACGTTGCGAGAATCCCGGAGGCAACTCGAAACAATCTTTCAGAAATCGGCGGCCTTCTTATTGAGGATATCGACCTTGCGAACGAGTTTTCGGCCGCGCTTATTAACAAGGTTGCTTATACGCAGGTACATAACAAGATTTTCAAAAATCCGCTTTCTATCTTTAAGAAGGGCGTTATTGCATACGGTGATACCGTTGAGGAAATCTTTGTGAACTTTGCGAAGGCCGAATCATTCGACCCGACCGGCGCAACACTTCTCGAAAGAAAGCTGCCCGATGTTAAGGCCGTATATCATAAGATGAACCGCAAGGATAAATACAAGGTTACGATTACTTCGGAACTACTTGCACGCGCTTTCAGAAGTTTTGAAGGCTTTAATAGTGTATACGCATCAATCGTTAATTCGCTTTATAATGGCGATAACAAGGATGAATTTGTACTATTTAAGCAAATGTTTGCAGATGCCGTTAAAAATGGTTGTATGGTTAAATACGATATCGCAGACCCGGTTACATCGCCCGAAAATGCAACCGAATTTATTAAGGCGGTTAAATTGGTATCAACCGATATGACCTTCCCGAAAACCATTTACAACGGTTATCTTTCTGCGCAGAGCAAGGATAAAATTCCGGTTGAAACATTCTCAACCGTTGATGAGCAACTTATCGTTATTGATGCCGCAACTTCAATTGCCGTTGATGTTGACGTGCTTGCAAAGGCGTTTAATCTCGATCGCGCAACATTCCTTGCAAAACAGGTTGTAATTGATGCCTTCCCGGATAAAAATATCCGTTGTGCAATCGTTGACGTTAATTGGTCGCAGATTCATGATAACCTTTATCAGATGCGTACCTTCCAAAACGGCGAAGGCCTTTATGATAGTTATATCCTTCATCATTGGCAGACAATCGCTTATAGTCCGCTTGTTAACGCCGTTGCGTTTACCGTTCCCGGTGAGGAATAATAATTTAATTAAGGGGATAGGGTTAAACCCCTATTCCCTATTTTTTATTGAAGGGAGTTTTTTAAATGTCTGAAAAAAATATTGATTGTGCAATAGCGCATTTCGATAAAAAAGTAACGGATTATCAACTTCATGTGGATAGAGAGTTAATAAATCAAGATAAGAAAATCAATACACAAGAAAAATATTTAATTAACACACTTGATAGCCATAAAAAGTTAATAACCGATTTTATAGAGGAAAACGCGAACGCCGGTACCGATGCACCGACCAACGCGAAATTTACAAAGGTATTTGAGCAAGAATATGTAGGTGCGTTTAGCGAGGAATTAGGCGGAACCGAACATCCCATCGCAGAGATTGAAAATCTTAATTTAACAAAGTGTATAATAATGGTGGATTTTACCGGTAACGGTGGGTTCCCCAGTGGTTCGTGGAATATTTATATAAATGATAAATGCTTTTATATATATGATGATGGCAATACACCGGAAATGCAAATTTATAGCGGTAATATTATGTTTGATTGTGATGTTGAAGATGGAATATTACGATTAAAATCGTTTGTGGTTGCAAATCAAGACCATCCCGGCGCGATGGTTGGAAATGTAACAGACCATACAGGATTTAACGGTGAAATTCATATTATAGATAAAATTAGTAATATTAGGATTTTCCCAGAATGTTTTGTTTTTAAAGTTACCATTTATGGAAGATAGAAAGAGGTGTATATAAATGATTATATCTAAATTGCCCAATTGGGTACTTGTTAATAAATTCCCGGCGTTTTATGATACTGAATCATTGACCGCAGTAGAACAAACGGCGCGCGTATATGGAAAAATTAACGAGCTTATCGAATCATACAATAAATATGTTGAGGAAATAAACAAGGCTATAAATGATATAGCAACGGAAAAGGATGAGGACGTAAAGGCGTTTATTTGCCGTATATCTTGTTTGACCGATAATTATATAAATACCGTTGATATGAAAATAGCACACCAAGACCGCCAAATTGCAGAGGTTTACACGCGTTTTAAAGATGATGTTGTTAATACTATTAAATTGATGATATCCGATTTAAAAGAAAGCGGCGAACTCGACAACGCTATTTTAACCGCGCTTGATAATATCAATACAAAGGTTGATGAATTTATCGCGGCAGGCGAGCAGCTTAAAACGGAACTTGCGGCCGATTATCAGAATACAAAGGCCGCGCTTGATTCCGATTATGAAACTGTAAAGGGAAATCTTGAAACGGATTATGCCGGCAAGAAGGCCGCGCTTGATTCCGATTATGAAACTGTAAAGGGAAATCTTGAAACGGATTATGCCGGCAAGAAGGCCGCGCTTGATTCCGACTATGAAACCGTAAAGGGAAATCTTGAAACCGATTATGCCGGCAAGAAGGCCGCGCTTGAAACGGATTATAATAACACCAAATCCGCGCTTAATTCTGATATGGCCGGTTTAATTGATGATTTGGGCGGTTTGCCGGAAAAGGTTGGCAAGGTATTTTATGAAGTTGCTAACGATTCGGCGGTTGATTTATTTGGGATGAGTTTTCCCGGTATTGAAAATTACCATATTGTTAATATAAATGTGCCTTTTGGTTCGGCGGTGTGTAGCGTTCATAATAATACCGTTAACGTCGGTACTGATGAAGAAACAAGATATACATATATAACCGGCTTTGGTGCGATATATAGTCCGGCTACTTCCGGGGATTTAGTATATATAAAAATTACTCTTATGGGCGATACGGTATCAAAATGCAATACTTACATACTTGATAATGGATATATTTTAAGCGATGGAAGTAGCGAGGAGGAACCGTTAAACACACCGACAACGTATTATTTTAATAAGACATACCCAACTAAAATAGTTGGTATTATATAGAAAGGGGAGTTTTAAATGAGTGATTGCATTAACGCTTGTGAAGGTTTGAACATAAACGATAATAAATACGATTTACTTATCTCACAATTATTAAATGAAGTAAAAGAGCTTTGCAAAACGTCAACCGCTAAATTTTTGTTTTATGACGAGAAGGTCGCGGAACTATGCGCGTATATTAAGGATAATCTTACTAACTCTATTCAATGCCTTATAAATGATATGCACCTATCCGGCGAAATTGATAAATTGATTACCGATTCCGTTTTGCTTGCATATAAAGAGCTTGAAATTGACGTTAATGATATTAAAAACGTTATTAACGATGATAAAACGGATTTTAAAAAAGGTGAAATTATAGACAATTTAACAATAAGCGAAGATTACCGCATTTATGATTTAAAAGGTGCAACCGTTAAAAATCTTATTATTGATAGTATCGGCGCAACAATTAAAAATGCAACGGTGCTTGATTGCTTGGTTAAATCCGGTTCAAGAAACAATGTAATTAAAAATATTCGTTTTGAAAATCAAACACAGTGTATTCAATTTGAGGATAACACGTGGGCATTTAATTTTGTTGATTGTGGGTTTATCGGTGGCGGTGATGGTATTGCATTTAATAGCGGTGCTGATAACACTAATACAACACTTCTTTTGACAAATTGTTATTTTTATAATTTTGTTGATATAATACGCGCTAACGGTGGAACGGTATTATCTATTATTGGCGGTTGGGGTGATAACATCAAAAATGTTGTACACTTTACAGAAAACGCCGTAACGGAAATAGTTATTAACGGTTATGACTTCGAACAAATCGAAACGGCGGTAAAATGTGATAAATTTATTTATGCTAATTTATTTGTAAATGGTATTATCGGTATAACAAACAATGCTATTGTTGATTATAAATCCGGTGCCGTAAATTTAACCGCAGATATAAATAAAACCGAAACCGTTAATCTATTTTCTAATAATTCACCAAATACCCATTATTGCAATATACCTACTGTTGATGGCGCTAATTATCGTTTTATGGGTAGCGAAAAAGAATATAACGTTACCTTTAAAATACCGCCTTTATCAACAGTACAAGTATTAAATAACTTGTATGTTAATAAAATTGATTTTGATACACTTGCAACGTATGATGTTTATACTAATTACGGTTTATATCAAAGTGGTTCAACATTAAATTCTATTACGCCAATTTACATTAAAAATAAATATGATGGCGTTCATACTGTCACATTAAATATAAAAACACCTAATGTAATAGCGTTATAATTATAAAGGGCGGTGAAATATCCGCCCTTTATGGAAAGGGTAAACAATGAATAACGTAAATATAACAAAAGTATATCTTTTAAATGTGCCGCTTGAGGCCGATTATAAACATACGCTTTTTTTTGAATCTAAATCAAAACAAGAAGAGTATTTTAAATCAAGGGCTATATATACCGATTTAAAATATGATGATTTTACATATCAGAGAAAAGAACAAAAAATCCGTATACCAAAACAGTATGACGAAGTAAACGGCAAAATCAATTATGTTATGTATCAAAATGCGGCGTATTCAAATAAATGGTTTTATGCCTTCGTCACTAATATCGCATATCATAGTGACGGTATGACGGATATATATATTAGGACCGATGTAATGCAAACGTGGTTTTTTGATTACAATGTAAAAAGTTGTTTTGTAGAGCGTGAGCATACCAAAGATGATACCATCGGTAAAAATACTTTGCCGGAAGGTTTGGAAACCGGCGAATATATTTGTAATAAAGTGATACACGATAAATCAATGGATGCAACGTGCTTTATTGTTGCAAGTACGGTTGATTTAGAAACCGGTAAAGATAGCGGATTAAATATATATAACGGAGTTATAAACGGATGGTATTATTATTGTTTTCGTACGGTTGATGAAGTAGAAAAAAAACTTTCAGATTTAGCAGAATTGAGAACAAACGATGCAATTGTATCAATTTTTGTTATGCCGGTAATGTATGTTTTTGAAGGCGATAATAATAAACTTATGCAAAATCACGTTGTGGCCGGATGTTCATGGACTGATTTAGGCGAAGGTGCCGGCACCAATGAAAAAATATATAAACCGACAAAGATAAACGGATATACACCGCATAATAATAAATTATTAACGTATCCGTATGCGTATTTACTTATGGATAATAACGCCGGCGCATCGGCAGTATATCATTATGAACTATTTAACATTGATTATAACGGAATTGAGGATAATAATGTATGCGATTTCGGTATGTATGGCGCAGTAACGCCCGGCGGTTCAATTCGCCTCGTTCCTGTAAGATATAACGGGATAGACGGTGAAAATAATAATTTTGGTTTACCCGGCGGCAAATTCCCGGTTTGTGGTTGGCAAAGTGATTATTATACAAATTGGCTAACTCAAAACGCTTTAAATATTGAGGTGCAAACCGAATCATTAAAACTTTCATCACATCAACAGCTTGTTAATGACGCGTTGGGCGCAGGCGCGGCCGGCATGGATTATAATTTTGTCGGTGTTGCTCAACATTATTCAAATATTTATTTTAATGCTAAAAATTATTTAAATGAAATAAAAGGAATAAACGCGCAGAAAGAAATACACGCTTTCCAATCACCGACAACAAACGGCAACGTTAATAACGGCGATGTTAATTTTGTGCGCGGAAATATTAGATTTTCGGCGTATCAAATGAGCATAAAAGAAGAATACGCAAAAATTATTGATAATTATTTTAGCATGTACGGTTATCAAACTAATAGAGTGAAAACACCTAATAAAAATCATCGGTCGCGATATTGGTACACAAAAACGGTTGGATGTGATATTGCCGGCGCAATTCCAAACGAAGATATGCAGATGATAAAGGCCTGTTACGATAACGGCATAACGTTTTGGCGCGACCCGGACGGAGTGGGTAATTATACGGATGGCGCAGATAATTTATTAAATAATGAGATAGTTTAAAAGAGGTGATTTAAAATGTATGAAGTATTAAAATCAAAGAACGTTGCAAAACAAGTAACGGATTTAACATATTCAGATTATTATTATCGTTTGATGTTGTTGGCGCGTTGTATCTTTAAATGGGAAGGTTTACCGAACGGCATTGATGAAAAATGGATTGAAAAATATTTGTTTTCAGAGGGTTCATGTATGTTTTTTCGCGATGATAATATCGGTTTTTTCGTTTCGCGTTGTAATCTTGCCGATGGCGTTAATTGTAATGATGAGCCGATATCTTTGCGACCTGTATTTACAGGAACTAATTTCGAAAAAATATTTAATAAAAAATATATCAATTATTTAGGCCGCGAAAATATATCAAAGAAACCGGCGGCGGTTTTAATCCGAAATAACGATATAATGTTTCCAACGGCCGCAACAATACGCCTTTACGCTTATAGGTTGGCAGAAATTCAAAGAACCATTGATATCAACATAAACGCGCAAAAAACACCGGTACTGATTAAGTGTACTAAAAATCAAAAACTTACTTTACAACAAACATATAATCAGTATGAAGGTAATAAACCGGTAATTTTTGTTGATAAAGGCTTAGATACAAAAGATGATTTTGCGGTGTTAAGGACCGATGCGCCGATTGTATTTGATAAACTTCAAATTCAAAAACACGAGGTATGGAATGAAGTAATGACCTTTTTGGGTATCAATAACGCCAATATGGATAAACGCGAAAGGCTTGTTGATGATGAGGTGCAGGCCAACAATGAGCAAATCGAATATTCGGCGTATGTTATGCTTAAAAATCGCGAAAATGCGGCAAAACTGATAAACAAATTATTCCCGGAGTTAAATGGTTCGGTTAAAGTTTCTATGAGAAAAAAAGATGAAATATTTAAAATGTTAGAAGGTGTAATAAATGTTGAAGGCTAAATATACGGTAGTATTAAAATCGCTTTTGGATGATGAGAAAACGGCCGCAGAAATTCAAAAAGCATTATCTAAATATCCGATGTATGTTTATACCGGCGATAATGAGGATATCAGGGCGATAATACCAACGCGCGATATACTCAATAAAAGGCTTTTAAATAATTACAAGTATTATGAGATAGGTTCAGAAACACCGGGCGAATTTATTGATAAACTTGAAATTGTCATGGATGAGATAATGCCGTTTTATAATCAAATGTATAAAACGGTGCAAATCATGGGCGAGCTGCCTTCCCCCTTTGATAAC